TTAGCGCAGAAGCGCAATCCCGTCATCGTGGCCTGCCAGCAGGATCACATCCTTTTTCGACGGCGCCTTGCATTTCGTGGCCGGGCGGAGTGCGAGCAGGGAGGCGGCAATTTTCTGCGCGCCGGGGGAGAGGAAAAACGCGTCATCCGGCCCCAGTTCGCGCGAGCAGAAAAGGGCGGCGTCACGCGGTTTTCTGGCGGCAATGAACAGCTTTTCAAACGCATCGACAAAATCGGTCGATATTCCCATTGCTTCCTGTTCCGTCATTTTGATGCTGGCCCAGCTCATGGGAGTCTCTCGTCTGGTTGCGGATATCTGTAAGGCCATTATTCATCCGGTGACCGCCAAGTCGAGCATTTTTGCGGGCGTTCGCGTAATAGGAAATTAATCCTTTACAATGAGAACAAAAAGGGATTATAGCTTGTGGATCAACACCGGAAGTGCATCCGGAAATAGCTTTGATGCGGTCAGAATGGCGGAAAACGGCATATAAGCCGGGTTTTGCACGTATCACGTTGGCAATCTTTACATATCCGGCAATTGGCGGTTTTGCGCAGTCGATGATGCGCAAAAGGGAGATTTGCACGCTTTTTCGGGGTGTTGATGCGAGACAGGCAGTTCAGCAGGAGGGCGAAATGAGTGAACAGAGACTTTTTCCCAAGCCAATAGCGGACCGCGTGACGACCCCGTTTTCCAGTGCCATGCAGGCGTGGTTCTGGTTTGTGCGGTGCCAGGCGTCACGGATCGAAGGGGCGCGTGTGGTGGCCGATGCCAGCGACGTTGTGCGCCCGTGCGACCCGGATGATATCTATAACGCGGTCATGCGGCTTCGGCGTGAAAATGTGCTGGATGACCGGCATTTGCAGGTGATCGAATATTACGGGCTGGTGGAACGCACGCCCGATCCGCGCGATGGGCGTGAAAAGCCGAAATATGACCTTTGGTGCGATGCCATGGCGGCCTTGCAGGATGTGCTGATTGCGCGTGATATCGTCCTTCCGGGGGCCGAGGATGCCTTTCACCATCCCGAGAAAATGATCAAAATGACGGGGGAATTGCCGCCATGCAGACTTTGACCCGAGAGGCGATCACACCTGCTTTGGCAGCAGTGAAACAGCCCGCATATCCGGGTGCAAATCCGCCAACCGAACCCGTCATGCGTGATGTGCTTGTCGTGTTTGCCGATGCACCCGAAAAGCGGCTTTTGCGGTGGCTGAAACCCGGTTTCCGGCATTGTTTCGTGCTGATGTCGGGCGGACGTGCCGGGGAGTGGATCTGCCTTGATCCGCAAAGCCATCGTGTGGCGTGCGATGTCTGGCAATATTCGGTTCTGTTTGACCCCGAAGCCCATTACCGGGCGCGCGGATTTGACTGCATCTGGGTCAGTTATCCGGTGGAAGTGCCAAGGCGGGTGCGGTTGGGCGCGTTTACCTGTGTCGAGTTCGTCAAACGGTTGCTGGGCATTTCCGGGTTCTGGATCGTGACGCCGCATCAACTTTTTTGCGCGATTAAACGTGCGGAAACAAAGGCTTATCGTGGGAGAGTGTTTTTTTCTGAAAAATGTTCTTGATTTGTTCTTTTTTCTGTGCCATAAGGGAGAAGTCAACACCACAACTGCGCCCGCATCGCTTCATCGCGTTGCGGGCGTTTTTGTTTCTGGCCCCGGCTTGGGGCTTTTTTGTTTTAGGGCCCGGTTTGGGGCATTTGGTTTTTCAGGTCCCGTCTATGGGATGAGGCAGAGGGAGGCAAAAGGGCATCATGGGCAGTCTGTTTTCGACACCAAAACCAGCAGCGCCACCACCAATTGCCACCAGTTCGTCCGCAAACCCGCCGTCCGTCGATGACGTGGAAAGTGCGGCAGAAGCGGCGCGACGGGCGAGGTCCGAGGCGCTGGAGCGGCGACGCTATGGCCGGGCCGGACTGATCGGCACGGGGTTTCGCGGGTTGCTTTCGGACCGGATCGACCGTGCGGCGGGCGGCAAAAATCTTTTGGGGGACTAGGCGATGACAGAACGGCAGAACCGCAAAGCGCGCCCGGTCCGCCCGTCGAGGGCAGACCAGACGACGGCGAGATTTGGCCGGATGGCGAAGGAGCCGGTGGGCCGCCTTGGAGCAGGTGCGGGTGTGGGGGCGAGCGCCGGGGCAGGCCGCAATGCCGGAACCAAAACCGGCACGATTGCGATTGCCGATTTGCGGGCCCGGTTCCGGGCGGCGATGGGGCAGAAGCGCGGTTGGATGCGCCATTGGCAGGAATGTTATGAATTCGCCCTGCCGCAACGCAACGGTGCGAGCGAGCAACCGGTTGCATCGGGTGGGGAAAAGAAATTTGACCGGGTGTTTGATGCCACGGCCCCGGATGCGGTCGAGCAGCTTGCGGCCAGCCTGATGGCGGAAATCACCCCGCCGAGCGGTGGCTGGTTCACGTTTGAGCCGGGCGGCAATGTGGCGGATGCGGATCGGGACATTCTGACCGCGCGGCTTGCAAGGGCCGCGAGCATTTTGCAGGGGCATTTTGACCGGTCCAATTTTGCGGTCGAGATGCATCAGGCGTTTCTTGATCTGGTGACGGCGGGGACGGCGTGCCTTCGGCTTGAGGCGGATGATTTTTTAAGCCCGTCGGCGTTTCGGTTTGGCGCGGTGCCGCTTCGAGACGTGGCGTTCGAGGAAAGCCATGATGGCAGAATGGATGCGGTGTTTCGCAAGCTGTCGCTAACCCGGGACGAGATCGCCCGGCAATGGCCGGAGGCGAAATTGCCAAGGGATGACCGGGATGCGGGGGAGAGCCCGAAACGTTATGCGGTGGTCGAGGCGGTTTTGCCCGATCCGGGGGCGTTTGGCGGTTATCAGCTTTGCGTGTTTTTTGAGGATGGTGGGCAGGTTTCTGGCGGTTCGGCAGGCGAAGATGGGGTGATTCATCGGGACCGGTTTGAGGTGTCGCCCTATATCGCGTTTCGCTGGATGAAGGCACCGGGCGAGGTTTATGGCAGGTCGCCGGTGATGAAGGCGCTGCCGGATATCAAGACGGCGAACAAGGTGGTGGAGCTGGTGCTTAAAAACGCATCCATCGCGGTGACGGGCATCTGGCAGGCCGATGATGACGGGGTTTTGAACCCGGCGGCGATCCGGCTTGTACCGGGAAGCATCATCCCGAAGGCGGTCGGCTCGGCGGGGTTAACGCCGCTTGATGCGCCGGGGCGGTTTGATGTTTCCGATCTGGTGCTGTCCGATTTGCGCGATCGCATCCGGCGGTGCCTGCTGGCCGACCGCCTGGGGCAAAGTGACCATCCGGGCATGACCGCGACCGAGGTTCTGGAACGGGCATCGGAAAATGCCCGGTTGCTGGGGGCGACTTATGGGCGGTTGCAGGCGGAACTGCTTTATCCGCTTATTCGCCGTGCGATCCATATTCTGGTGCGGCGCGGCGAGTTGCCCGATATGCCCCTTGATGGCGATGTCGTGCAGTTGCGCCATAGCGCGCCGCTGGCGCAGTTGCCCAAACGGGTACAGGCCGGGCAGGCGATGGATTGGTTATCACGTATTGCGACGCTGGGGCCGGAGGCGCTGGGCGAGGTCGACATGCCGCACATGGTCCGCTGGCTTGCCGATCAGTTCGGGGTGCCGGACCATTTGCTCCGGCCGATGATGCCGGTTTTGCCGGTTGAGGCATCACTAGAGGCGGGCGTTTTGGAGGATGCGGTATGAATGGCTGGGACTGGTTTGAGGGCTTGGCGTCCGCCGCCGACGAAACCGAAGAGGTGGATCGGGCCCATTGGCGGCAATGTTTTGGCACGAGTGCGGGGCAGAAGGTTCTGGTGGAGCTTGAACGTAGCATCATCAAAACCGCACTTGGTCCGCAAAGCCCGGATCGGGCGATCTGGATGCGTGAAGGGCAGCGGGCGCTGGTTTTGCAAATGACGCGGCTTGCAAGGGGCAGCGTAAACGGAGGCGCGGCGGATAAAGGGTGAGGTTGCTCTTTCTGTTGGTGGTTCCGGCGGTGCCTTTGCCTGTGAAGCTAGGGTGGGTGGTGTGTTTGATGCCAGTTTGGCGCATGCAGCCCGATGGACTCCCGCGTTCGCGGGAGTGACGGAGAGGGTTAGGCGCGACTATTCGTTCCAGTCGTCATTCCCGCGAAGGCGGGAATCCAGACAGCGGTGCCGCGTCCACTATTTGGTGCTTAAGGCGGCGGATGATGGTCGGAGCTTGCAAGGGGCAGCGTAAAAGAATGCACGGCAGATAGGGGTAAGGTTGCCCGTTACTGCTTTTGGTTCGGCGCTGCTTGTGCCTGTGAAGGTGGGGTGCTTGATGTAAGTTTGGCGCATGCGGCTCGATGGACTCCCGCGTTCGCGGGAGTGACGGGGTGGGTGTGGTGACGGGAGAGGTTGGGGCGGTATCATTCTCTCCAACCGTCATTCCCGCGAACGCGGGAATCCAGACTTGGTGCCGCGCGTAGCGTTAATCAGGAAAACCGTAACTTTATGAACAGGAACCGGGCAGCAAAGAAGCTGCGCGGAGAGGGGAGAGTGCATCATGACTATTGAGCAGAACCCGGCACGGTCAGAAGCCGGGCACGGAGCAGAGGGTAATCTGTTGCGCCCGGCTGATGCGGCGGGTGGCCTGCCTGAGGTGTTGGAAGATGTGGTTTCTGATGTTGAGGCCTTGCCGGAAGGTGAGGTTGAGGTCGGTGAAGCCATCACGGCCCTTGATCCGGCCAGCATTCCCGAAACGCCCGACGGCTACGAGATTGCGGTTGATGAAGTGTTGGGGGCGGTTGATCCGGCGGTGAATGCGCGTTTGCATGAAGCGGGATTTAGCGGGGCGCAGGCGCAGCTTGTTTATGATCTGGCGGCCGAGGTGATCGGGCCGTTAATCTGCGAGGTTGAGGGCGCAGGCAAACGTGCCACGGATCGGGCCGCCCTGGTGGCCGAGTTTGGCGGGGCGGAGAACTGGAAGCGGATCGCGCCGCGGATTGAGAAATGGGGGCGCGAGAACCTGCCGGAGGCGGCGTTTGAGGTTCTGTGCCAAACGGCAGATGGGGTGCGCAGTATTCATCGGTTGATGAGCGGCGGGGCGGAGCCGGGATTGAGTGCCGGACGGCCAAGCGATGCGACAGGTGATTTACGCGCTGATATCCGGGCGAAAATGAATGATCCGCGATACTGGCGCGACCGTGATCCGGCGATGGTGGCCGAGGTGCAGGCAGGTTTTGACCGCCTGCATGGCATTTCCTAGTTCACCTGATAGCGGCCATCGGTTTTCTGGACTTCGGGGGGGATGCGGGTGCGCTCAAACGCTGCGTAAACGTCATAAAGCCCCGGTGCCGGGACGCTGGCAAAGGCGTCTTCGGTGAGGGTCACGGCATCATCCATGTTCTGGCGTTTTTCAAAGATATGGACGGGCACCTGTGCCTGACCGGCGCGAAGGGCCGTATCGATCAGCATATAGACCGGTTCGATATCGCCGTTTTCAAGGGCGATGCCGCCCGTGCCCTCGCAATTGCCGCGAAGGGCGGGTTGGCCGGTTTGGGCCTGTTGCTCGATATCCTCGGGTGTGCCGGATGTTAACGGGGTCAGGGCGATTTCAAGGTGATGCGGGCTGTTGGGGGCAAGGTCGTCGCGCGTGACATGGTAAACGCCAAGATCGGCAGCATTGCCGATGGTGGCACTATCGGCACCGGTGGAGTTGCCATCGCCGTCACTGGCATGGGTAATGGCATCGGCATCGCAGAAATTATAGCGGGTAAACAGGCGGTAACGGTTGTTTGCCTTGAGCCAGACTTCGATATCGCGATCGGCATTGAAGACGCGGACGAAAACCGGTGCGCCAATTGCCAGGTCGGCGTTGGACAGTTCGGCTTCGAGATCGGGCAGAACCCGGTTGCGGATATTTTCCGCACCAAACCCGGCAAGGGCCGAAACCCGGCTGGTGAAATCGTTAAAATAGCCGGGAACAGGGGTATAGGGCAGCAGGGTATAACCCGCTGCCCCAATCCCGATCAGGGCGATGGTGGCAAACAGTTTTGCGCGCAACGCAAACTCCAGATCATCAATTTTGCAACAGGTCCGGCCAAACCGGACAGGTGTTCGAAACCGGCCGAGCAGGCGGGGTTCCGAACGACAACACCAAACCACTCAACCATGACCGCAAGATGACCGGTTCGGGGTGCAAATAAGGCGGAATTGCCTGATTTGCCGCGCTGTCGGGCTGTTTCATCGCCACTGTGGTCGGAAAATTGTTTTAGGGCAGAAGGATACAAAACCAATGAGCGTGACAATCGATAAAAGCTTTGTCGATCATTTCCAGGCCGATGTGCATCAGGCCTATCAGCGGATGGGATCAAAGCTTCGTAATACGGTGCGGGTCAAAAACAGTGTGAAGGGGGCCAGTACGGTTTTTCAGAAAGTCGGCAAGGGCAAGGCGACCACCAAGGCACGCCATGGCAAGGTGCCGGTGATGAATGCCGAACATGAGGCGGTGCGCTGTGACCTTCGCGATTATTATGCCGGTGACTGGGTCGATGCGCTGGACGAGCTTAAGACCAATCACGATGAAAAGATGGTTCTGGCCAATGCCGGGGCTTATGCGCTGGGTCGCAAGACCGATGATCTGATCATCAATGCGCTGGCAAGCGGCGAGGAGCTTATTGATCACAATGATACCGGGTTGACCCTTGGCAAGGTGATGGCAGCCTTTGAAGGCATGGGCAACCGCGATGTGCCCGATGACGGGCAGCGTTATGCGATTGTCGGCTGGAAACAGTGGTCGGAATTGCTGCAGATTCCGGAATTTTCCAATGCCGATTATGTTGGTGATGATGATCTGCCGTGGAAGGGCACGCAGGCCAAACGTTGGCTTGGCACGCTGTGGATGCCGCATTCGGGGCTTCCGGTGGCGGAAGGCATCCGGTCGTGCTTCTGGTATCACAGAACCGCCATTGGTCATGCGATTGGGGCGGACGTGCAGTCCGACATTACCTGGCACGGCGACCATGCCGCACATTTCGTCAACAATTCCATGAGCCAGGGGGCGGTGCTTGTTGACGATGCCGGGGTGAGCTGCATCCGGGCCAAAGAGTAAGCCGCGGCTTTTGACGATTTTTCATACAGATAACGGAGACCAAAATGGCAGAAGGTTTTAAAGCCAGAAACCTCAGTGTTCTGGCCTATGCCAACGGCTTTACGCTTTGGCATTACATCACCCCGGATTTCGCCGCCGATGTCGATACGGCGGGTTACTTTGCCGATGCCCGCGACATGCTGCGGGTCGGTGACATCATCATCGCCAATACCAACCGCGATGCCAACATGTCAGGCGGGCTGTTCGTCGTGGCGAGTTCGGGGGCTTTGGGCGTTGATGTCCGCGATATGACGGCGATTGGCAGCTCGAATACGGATTGATCCGGGCCCGGCCCGCGCACGTCGCTGGGTGGTTTTTCAGACAGATTTCATCTTTTCCTCGACCCGTTTCTGCCCCGGCAGGAGCGGTTTTTTTATGTCCAAACCAAGGAGAATGCCCATGCAGGGTTCCAAACCAGTTGAATGCGAAGTGCTTAACGTTATCCAAGCGGCGGGTATCTGGCCGGATTGCGATGACAAGACCCAGTTGCTTCAGGCAATTCAGAAACTCATTCCGTCCGCTGTTTCTCAGCGCCAGTATTTCACCGAAGACGGATCATTTGTCGTGCCTGAAGGTGTAACCAAACTCCGTGTAACTGTTGCCGGTGCCGGTGGCGGTGGTGGCCTGAATGGCTACAGGGTCAGCGAACAATCCGAAGATGGTGAGGCGTCCAGCGTTACCTATAACCAGGAAGTAGTTATTGCTGAGGGTGGCAAAGGCGGCTGGTCAGCAAAAACAACGGCTATTTCTGCACCGCATGGCGGTGCAGCCAATGGTGACGTGAACTTTGTCGGTCAGGGCTCTCCGGGGGGCAACGGCACGACGTCGCAAGATGGCTTAACCGGTGGTGCAGGTGGCAATGGTGGACTAGCGGTTAAGGAATTCGACGTTCTGCCCGGCGAGACTTTGCAGATTGTTGTAGGTGCAGGCGGCACCAGCACTGCAGATCCTGCGCCGGATTACTCGGGTAATTATGGCGTTGATGGTTATGTGATCATCGAGTGGGTCTGATTGAACTATCCCCGGCAGGGCTTCCTTGCCGGGGTTTTGTTTTTTGAAATGACAGGAGAATGTCTATGTTGGGTTCAACCCCGGTGGATTGCGAAGTCCTTCACGTTATTCAGGCAGCAGGCATTACGCCCAATTGCGATGACAAAACCCAGCTTCTTCAGGCGCTGGATGCCCGCTATCTGGGACAGAATGGTGGTGCATCCGGTGGCACCGAGATCGGTGTGATCGCAGCTCTTGCCATGCCGACCCCGCCGGAAGGCTGGCTGGTCTGTGACGGTTCGGCGGTTTCGCGGACCGACTATGCTGATCTGTTTGCCGCGATTGGTACCGTCTGGGGCCATGGCGACCAGATTGCGACCTTTAACCTGCCAGACCTTCGCGGCGAGTTCATTCGCGGTTTTGATGCCGGTCGCGGCGTGGATGATGGGCGTGGGTTTGCGTCTGGTCAGCTTGATCAGATGCAGCGCATTACGGCTCGTGCGTTAGGCTACGGCACTGACGGCGGTATGTTTGCACCGTTTGCGTCATTTGATGGGGCGTTCAGTGAGGCCGAGGCTAATAACAATGGTAGAGCTGCCGTGGGCACCCATAGTGGTTTGGTGTCCGGGTTGGCATTTGACAGCGCTGGCTCGCCAAATGCCCGAGTTGGCGCCGAAACCCGCCCGCGCAACGTTGCGGTGACTTATGCGATCAAGGCGTTTTATCCGGCGGTGTAAGGCCAAGGGATTTGCGTTTCTTGGAACAAAGGGAGAGGGGCGCTTTATTGCGCCCCTTTTTCCGTCAGATATTTGGTGACCTGAGCGGATGCTCGGGCGCGTTGTTCGTAGGTGACGGAGGGGGCGGCGACTTCGATCCAGGTTTTGGCTTCGACATGATCGCGCGCGGCGGCGATGGACAGATAGTACCAGGCAAGTTCGAGGTCTTCGGTGGTGTATTCGCCGTAATAATGCATCCGGCCCATGGCGGCAAAACCGTTGATATCGTCAAGTTCGACGGCCTTCTGATACCAGACAATTGCGCCTGCCGGGTCTTCGGGGCCACCGATGCCGTATTCAAGGAAATGGCCGTAATGGTAAGGGGCGTCGGGATCGCCGTTTTCGGCGGCAAGCTTCATCCATTTCCGGGCCAGCATGGGATCGGGTTCAATGCCCTCGGCCCCGGACTGGTAGATGGCGGAAAGGTTGTATTGGGCGTAGGCGTCGCCGTCGGAGGCGGCCTTTTCATACCATTCGCGTGCGCGGGGCAGACTGACATCGACCCCGATGCCGTGCAGATAGCAATCGGCCAGATTGACCATGGCAGACACATCGCCCAGATCGGCGGCGCGCCGATAGTGATAGGCGGCTTCGGTGGCGTCGGGTGCGACGCCTGACCCGTTGAGATACATGACGCCAATCAGGTTGATCGCGCCGGCATGGTTATGATCAGCCGCCTTGCGGGCCAGTTCCATCGCGCGGGTGAAATCCTGCGGCACGCCATTGCCATGATAGGCGGCCAGCGCATCGGCAAAGAGTGGTTCGGTATCGGGTGCCGGGGCGGTCATCGCCGGTTCGGATGCGGGAGCCGAGGCAGGAACAGCAGGAGCCGGTTCGATCACGATGGATCTGGAGGATGTAAAGCGTTCGGTTATCGTGCCGTTGGCATCCATGGTGCGGTTGGTGAAGGGGCAGGGTTCTGATGCCGGGTAGGTCGTAATGGCATCGCCGTCGGCCAGAACCGCGATGGCCGGGGCGTAACCCTGTTTGGCAGCGCAATTGTACCAGCCTTCGGCTTCTTCGAAGGCATCAAAGAAAAGGAATTGTCCTTCGAGATATTCGGCGAGCGCGAACTGTGCGGCGGGGTCGCCATTCATGGCGCGGGCGCGCAGGGCGTCTTCATCGCCATCATAGCTGTTTGCGGTGTCGGAAATGCCTGGTGCGTTTTGCTTCTGGTCGGCGGTGTAACCGGCCCCGGTGTAATAGCATTCGCCGGTTTCGCTGATATCGAAATTGGCGTTGATGTTTTGCAGCTGATCAATGGCGGGCTGGTCACCCTGCAGGGCAGCACATTCAAGCAGGCGGGTGATGGTGAAATGTTCATCATCGTCAATGTGGCCGTCCTCGGCATAGTCGTAGGACAGTATGGCGCCCAGTATGCGCTGGGCCTCGGCATCGCCTGCGTAGGACTTGCGCCAGTAATCATCGATCAGGGGATCGACATCAGAATTCTGGGCGATTTCCGCAGCAGGTGCCGGAATGGACGCCAAGGCCGGGGCCAGTTCAGACAGGCCCAAGGTGCCCGCGAAAACAAGTGATGCGACATACGGGAACCGGGACATTCGTGCTCCATTCAAATTGCCCGGCCCTGTCACGGTCGGTTGATACGGATTTTGACAATATTTCAACGATATCGGCAACCGGGAATTGAAGGGAACGCGATATGGCACTGAGCGACATCGCACTTTGTGCGCGTGCATTGGTGATGATCGGGGCGGCACCGATTGTTTCGTTCGAGGATGACACCGCCGAGGCGGAGGTGGCGGGGATGCTTTATCCGGCCATTCGGGACGGGATGCTGGCGGCGTATCCGTGGCGGTTTGCGGCAAGGGGTGCGTGGCTGGCGCGGAAGGAGAGTGAGGACGTTTTGGGCGCTGGCGAGGGCATGTTTGTCCTGCCCGGGGATTTTATCCGGCTGCTGTCGCTTGAGACCGAGGGCGGGGCGGTGCCGGAATTTGAGCTGGTGCAGGGGGCGGTGAGGTGCGCGGCGGATCGGGCGTATCTGCGCTATGTCGGGCGAATGGCGGAGGGGGCATTTCCCGCGTTTTTCGATCTGGCGCTGATCACGCGGCTGGCTGCGGAGTTCTGTGTGCCGCTGACCGAAAGTACGTCGCGGGCGGAATATCTGTTTAAGCGCGCGGAGGATCAGTTTCGGAGCGCGAGGCTGGCCGATGCGCAGCAATCAACCCCGCGGGCGATTGGGGATTTTACCCTGATCGGGGCTCGGGGATAAGGGTTTGGGGATTGACCGGAGGGGATGGTTATGGCGCGCAGGGTCTTGGAAAAGACGACATTTTCGACTGGTGAACTGGCGCCGGAATTGTGGGGGCGGTCGGATTTGAATGCCTATGGCAATGGGGCGGCGCGGTTGCGCAATGTGTTCATTGAACCGAGCGGCGGGGTGCGTAGGCGGCCCGGTATTGCGTTGATTGATGCGGTGTCTGGCCCGGTGCGGTTGATCCCGTTCGAGTTCAATACCGAGCAGACCTATCTGCTGGTGTTTGGGGATTACGAGGGGACGGTTTATCGCGATGGGGTGGCTATTGTCGGGTTTGAGACGCCGTTTGGAACTATCCACCATGCGCTTCTGAACTGGACGCAAAGTGCCGATACGCTGCTTGTCACCCACCCGGAGGTCGAGCCGATGCGCCTGACGCGAAAGGCATCGAGGGATGGGGCTGGTGTTTGGGAAATGACCAACTGGGCGTGGCGCGAAACGGCGGTGAAGCGGTTTCAGCCATACTACAAATTCGGCGATCCGGCGGTTTCGATCACGCCTTCAGGGACCAGTGGTACGATCAGCATCACGGCCAGTTCGGCGCTTTTTGAGGCCGGGCATGTTGGCACGCGGTGGCGTATCCAAGGGATCGAGGGGCAGATTGCCGGGGTTTCGAGTGCGACACTGGCAACCATTACCTTGAAAGAGGCGCTTCCGAATGCCAGCACGACACAGGATTTCGAGGAACAGGTGTTTTCGCCGGTTCGCGGCTGGCCGCGCAGCGTGACATTTCATCAGGACCGGATGGTGATTGGCGGATCGCGGGATTTGCCTAACCGGTTGTGGATGTCGAAATCGGGGGATCTGTTCAATTTCGATCTGGGCGAGGGGCTGGATGACGAGGCGATTGAATTTGCCCTGCTGGCCGATCAGGTCAATGCGATTACCGGCATTTTCGCAGGCCGCCATTTGCAGGTTTTCACCAGCGGATCGGAATGGATGGTGACGGGGGACCCGTTGACGCCAGCCAATATTCAGGTCACGCGCCAGACCCGGATCGGCAGCCGGGCGGATCGCACGGTGCCGTTGGTCAATGTGGATGGCGCGACGATCTTTGCCGCGCGCAGCGGTCGGGAATTGCGCGAATTTCTGTTTACCGATGTCGAGCAGGCCTATGGGGCGGCGGATTTGGCCCTTTTATCGCGCCATCTGGTGCAGGGCCCGGTTGATCAGGCATTTGATGCGGATCGCAGGCTTTTGCATGTGGTGATGGGCGATGGCAGCCTTGGGACATTGACCCTTTATCGCAGCGAGGCGATCACCGCCTGGTCGGCGCAAGGTGTTGAGGGTGCGGCATTTCGCGCCGTCGCGGTGGCGGGCGGGGAGGTTTACCTTTGCCTTGAGCGGGACGGGCAATTTTACCTTGGCCGGTTTGATGAGGGTTGCGGGCTTGATCTTTCGATCGCCGCAGAATTGACCGAAGGCGAGGAACCGCGCCGCCATTGGGGCGGGCTGGATGATCTGGAAAATGTCACGCTGGCCGTGTGGGCCGATGGGCGGCTTTATCGCGATATTACGGTGTCGGGCGGCACGATCAGTTTGGCTGATGCGGTTTCAACGGTTGTGGCCGGATTGCCGTTTACCCATGAAATTGCCGCTTTGCCACCCGCCGGATCGGATGGCACGCGGGCACATGGGGGCAATGCGCTGCGGCTTGTTTCGGTGACATTCCGGGTGCAGCAGACCGAACAGCTGCGTGTTGATACCGGGCGGGGATTTCGCGATGTGACGCTGGGTAGAGGACGGAGCGAGGACGCGGCCTATAGCGGTGATGTCAGTTTGCGGGCCCTTGGCTGGCGGCGTGGTAGTGCCGGGCGGAACAATGATGGATTATGGCGGATCGCCGGGGATTTTCCCCGGCCTTTTTTATTGCTGGGGGTCGCCAGCGAATTGGGGGTGAATGACTGATGGGCGCGTTTGCATCCTATGCACCAATGGCACTTTCTGCCCTGCAAACCGGGCAGCAGATTTCATCAAACCGCGCGGATCAGAAAAGCCGCGCGGCCCAGACCGAAGCCAACCGGCAGGCCGATATTGCCAGCATCAATGCGAGCGAGACGGAGCGTGCGCGCGAACGGGCCGAGGAATTGCGCATCCGGCAGGCAAGGCTTCGCGCACGCCAGGGGGCGGCGGGACTGCAAAGCGGGGCGGCGGGATCGGCCAGTGCGGTTCTGGCCGGGCTTGAAAAACAGGCATTGTCGGAAACGCAGGCCGATGCGGATGCGGCGGCGCGCAAGCGGGCGGAGGTCAACCGGCAGGCAAGTTGGCGTGAAACATCGCTTTTGCGGTCGTCACAGGATGACACGGTGGCACGGCTTAATGCGTGGTTTGCGCGGCGGGATGGGTGGTGAGGGCTTAAGGGGTTCGTGGCGGGTATTGAGTGTACGGCACTGTTTTCTGGATTCCCGCGTGCGCGGGAATGACGGGGTTGGGGTAGGGCCTTTCCACCCGTTCGTCACTCCTGCGAAAGCGGGAGTCCATCGGGCTTGTGGGTTCGGTGGTTGGGTTTGAGGATGCGGCGCGGCTGACTGGATTCCCGCGTGCGCGGGAATGACGGGGTTGGGGTGAGGCCTTTCCACCTGTTCGTCACTCCCGCGCAGGCGGGAGTCCAGGGCTGGGGGTTCGGTTTCGGGTTTTTAGGGGGATGAGATGGGCGTGGTATTCAAGGCTACTGGCGGGGCGGGTGTCGGGTTTGCCGGCGACGGGGAGCGTACGGTTTTTCCGTTTCAGTTTGCGGTTTTTGGCAGTGATGATGTGGCGGTGCGCGTTGATGGAAAGCCGGTCACGACCGGGTTTCATGTGGCGTTAAATGAGGCGGAGGAAGCGCCCGGTGGCGAGGTGATTTTCGAGGTCGCGCCAAAGGTGGGGGCCGCGATTTCGATCCGGCGGCATTTGCGGTTACGGCGGTTGAGTGCGTATGGCGGTTCGGCATCGCCCCGCGGGGATGCGGTCGATCGGGATCTGGATTATCTGACCGCGGCCCTTGGCGATGTGGATCGGGCGATGGTGGGCAGTTTGCGGCTTGATCCCGCCGATCAGGACAAGGGTGATCTTGCATTGCCGCGGATGGAGCCCGGTCGGGCGTTGGTGTGGAACGATCAGGGCGACGGGCTGGCGAACGGGCCGGATGCGGGGGAGATTGCAGCGGCGGGGCGGCATGGTGCGATGGCGCAGGATGCGGCTAACCGGGCCGAGGCCGCCGGAACGCGGGCGGAAACCGCCCTTGCGGGGTTTCAGAAGCAGATGGCGGGGGCGGCGTTTGACCTTGATCTGCGCGCGCAAAACGCAACGCTTTGGCAGGATGAACGCCGCATGCCGGTGATTGATGCGCCGGGTGACCGGATCATGGATATCCGCGAGACGGGGGCGCTGGTGCGGTTATCGAATGGCGGGCGGTTGAGCCTTCCGGGGGTGAGTGCCGCGCGCAACGGGGTGCGATACCGCGTGGTCAATGGCGATGGCACGATGGTCGATGTCGCGGCGGCCAGCGGGGATCAGATTGTGCCGCTGGATGGGGCGGCGGTGCGCAGTGTTCATGCCCTGCCGATCCGGGGGGATTGTGTTGATCTGATCTGTGATGGGACGCGGTGGTTTGCAGCACCAATCGCCCAAAACGGGCCGGTGGTGAAGCTTTTGCGGACCAATGCGCAGGATATTCCGGCGGGCGGTTATTTCATTGTTGAATGGGATCATGTTGCGGAGGATAGCCACGGGCTTTATGACGCCGCCCTGCATGGGGTTGGGAATCTTCCACCCGGTTTTTACCATGTTGATGCCGGGGTGAATTTTGCCATTGGTGCGGAGGCGGTGGCGGTCAGTGCCTATGTCGAGCGCCTAGGGGCGGCGGGATGGAGCACGCATTTGCAGGCGTCCGATATTGTCGGGTCGGGCAGCAATGCGACGCAGAGTGTGCGGGTCAGCGGCATCGCCCGGATCGGGATTGCGAGCGATAATGCGCTTCGGCTGCGGGTGCGGCATTCGGACAGCATCACGCGCCAGATCGCGGCGGGGGCGGTGATGAGCTGGTTTCATCTGTGCCGGATTGGCGGGTAAAGGCGGCACTTTCAGCCTTTCATTTATTCAGGGACGGAGAATGCAAAATGGGCATGCGATATGCGCCATTGGAAAGCTGCCTGCGCGTGACGCGGGCGAGCCCCAAGATCGTGCGCGGATCAGACGGGATTCTGACCGAGATTGGGGCCGATATTCCCGGCCATGATCACGATGCGCTGGGCCGGGCGAAGGGGCTTTTGATCGAGGCGGCGGCAAGCAATCTGTTGCGCTATTCCACCGCGTTTTCCAATCCGCTTTGGGAGAAGGAAGCGGGGGTAAGCGCAAGCGCATCCGGGATTGAGGCCCCGGATGGGAGTATCACGGCCACACGCCTTGACCTTCCGGGCGGCACGGCGGGGCTTTATCAGCGGGTCGATGATTTGGTTGCGGGGGAGGTTTACAGCTTTGGCGTCTGGGCGCGGGCGGTATCGGGCACGGCCCAAATTACGCTGGGCGGGGTAAATGGGGCATCTGCCCATGCGGTGAGCCTTGATGAAAGCTGGCAACGGGTGGGCTTTGCGGAAACCGCATCAGGCACCAGCCGCTATCCGAAAATCAGCACCGCGATTTCGGGCAATCCGGCATCAATTCTGATCTGGAATGCGCAGCTTGAGTCCGGGCCGGTTTTGACCAGCGACATGATCAGCAAGGGCATTCCGGCGGCACGGGCGATGGATGATGTGATGCTGGGGCCGGGGGGCTGGTTCCGGGGGGCAACAGGGCGGGGGACGTTTGTGTTTGATCTGGAATTGCCTGCGGCCTGGAGCGGCATCTGGCGGATCATGCAGATGCATTCGGGGAACCTTAAAGATGATCATCTTGATCTTGGCTATGACAGTGCGGCGGATCAGTTGCGGATTTCACTGCGCAAGGCTGGCGCGCCGATCATCACCCAGTCGCTTTATGGCGGGCTTGTGCCGGGCGCGCGCACGCGGATTGTGCTGGCGTGGGAGGATGATGGGGTGGCGGTCGCCAAGGACGGGGCGGTTTTGAAATCGCTGGGCGGCTTTGCCATGCCACGCAATTTCAACGTGATCTGGCTGGGGAGTTATGCCGGGCAAAGCGGGGCGTTAAACGGGCATTTGCGCGGGGTTTCCTATTGGCCGGAACGGTTGGGGGATGATCGGTTGATCACCCTTTCGGAAAATTCGGGAAATTAACCCCATGGAAGCCAAATCGGGATCGGAGGACAGGATGGAGGAACTTGATACGGTGCGGGCGGAGTTTTTGCAAAGCCTGCCCGGCGATATCAACCGGGCGCGCAATGCCTATCGCCGGATGGCGCAGGCCGCGGCCCTCAAGATGGATGCCAAAAGCTTTGCCGCCCATCAGACGGCGTGCAAGGCGGGGCTTTCGCATCTTGAAGGGCTGATCAAACTGCTGCGCTGGGCGTCCGGCCCGGATGCGGCGGCGGAAAATGACAAGGCGAAGTCGCCTGCGATGGAAGAGGCGGAGATCAGGAGGCTGATTGCGGAGGCAAGGGGGGCGTTGGGAGGAAATTAA